TTAGACGAAGAGGAGCTCCAGGCGGCAAAAGATGTTATGTCAGCCGACCTGTATGAGCAAGAATTTGAGTGCAGTTTCCAAGCGGCAATTACTGGTAGCTATTATGGCGCAACAATAGAAGAGTTGGTCAAGCAAGGTAGAATGCAAAAGGATTTGTACGATGATAACCTGGATGTAGAGACCTGGTGGGATTTGGGTATGAATGACCAAACAAGTATTTGGTTTGCACAAAGACACAAGGGCGAAATAAGGTTAATAGATTATTACGAAAACAGTGGTGAGGGTTTAGACCATTATGCTGATGTAATTAGAAAAAAAGATTACGAATATTCAAAGCATATAGCACCACATGATATTAAGGTTAGGGAACTGGGTAATTTTGGTAAAACAAGATTAGAAAGTGCTTTAGAACTTGGTATTGCTTTTGAGGTAGCACCAAAACTATCAATAGAAGATGGTATTGAGGCAGTCCGAAAAAATTTAGTTAATTGCTGGTTTGATAAAGAAAAATGTGCAACTGGCATTGAGTATTTAAAGGCCTACCAAAAAAGGTGGGATGATAAAAACCAAACTTTTAAAAACAAACCTTTACACAATTTTTCAAGCCATTGCGCTAATAGCTTTAGAACTGGCATAACAGCTGATGGGATTGAGTTAAGTAATTGGAAAAAACAAGTCCCAGTTAATACAAATTATATAATATAAAATGGCAAAAAAAGTTACAGATATAGAATTAAGAGGGATTATAAATTCCGAAATAAATAATGCTTTAGGGTATATGGGTGGGGCTTTGTCCAACTCTAGAAAAAAATCTTTAGAGTATTACATGGGTGAAAAGCTAGGCACTGAGATAGATGGGAGGTCTCAAGTTGTATCAACTGATGTAGCTGATACTGTTGAAACTATATTACCTAACTTACTTAGAATTTTTACATCAAGCGAAAGAGTTTGCAAATGTGAGCCTGTTAAAGCTGAGGATGTTAAATTAGCTGAGCAAGTAACCAATTATATAAATTACATATTTAATAAAGATAATAATGGTTTTAGTATTTTATATACCTGGTTTAAAGATGCACTATTAGAAAAAAATGGAATTATAAAAGTTTATTGGGATGAGTCTCAAAGTGTAGAGCAAGAAACTTATCAAAATTTAAGCGATGATGAATATAGGTTATTGGTTGAAGATGATAATGTTGAGGTAGTTGAGGAAGAAAGCTTTGAAGATGAAACTGCTAAAGCTCAAATGGAAGTGGTAAAAGCAATAGCTATTAAGACTGGCGAAATTGTACCTGAGATGCCTGTACCAATGTTACACAATGTTATTATTAAAAGAACAAGTGGGTCTGGCAAAGTTAAAATAGAAAATATACCACCTGAGGAATTTTTAATTCAAAGAACTGCAAAATCAATTGATGATGCAAACTTTGTGGCACATAGAGTTACTAAAACTAGAAGTGAGCTTTTAGAAATGGGTTTTGATCCAAAAATAGTTGCGGATCTACCAACTACAAATAATATTTTATTAAACAATGAAAGATTACAAAGATATTCTGACATTGATGAAACACCTTATAACGATGCACCAGATCATAGCACCGAAGAAATAGAACTTTTTGAATGCTACATAAGAGTTGATACTGATGGCGATGGTATTGCTGAACTTAGAAAAGTTACTGTTGCTGGTATGGGTGGTTATACTATTTTAGAAAATATGGCTTGTGATAATATGCCATTTTGTTCAATTACACCTATTCCAATGGCGCACAGATTTTATGGTCGAAGTGTGGCTGAATTAGTAGAGGATGTTCAATTAGTTAAATCAACAGTAATGAGACAGCTGTTAGATAATATGTATTTAACTAATAATAATAGAGTGGCTATTATGGATGGTATGGTCAACTTGGATGACCTACTTACATCAAGACCAGGTGGGGTGGTTAGAACTAAACAACCACCAAGTCAAGTTATGATGCCAATGCAAAATCAAACTATTTCGCAACAAGCATTTCCATTATTAGAATATTTAGATACTGTTAGAGAAACTAGAACTGGTATTACAAGATATAATCAAGGCCTGGATGCAGATAGTTTAAATAAAACTGCTACTGGTGTTAATGCACTAATGACTCAATCTCAAATGAGAATGGAATTAGTAGCTAGAGTATTTGCTGAAACTGGTATTAAAGATTTATTTAAAAAAATATTTGAATTAAGTTGTAAGTACCAGGACAAGGAAAGAATTGTAGAATTAAATAATGAGTTTGTGCCGGTAAGACCTACTGAGTGGCGAAACAGATACAATATTACAATTAGTGTTGGCTTAGGTACTGGAAGTAACGACCAACAAATAATGATGATGAATAATATTTTGGAAAGACAATTACAAGCTTTCCAATTACAGGGCGGCCAAGAATATCCAATGGTTAGCTTAAAAAATATTTATAATAGTTTATCTAAAATAATTGAAAATGCTGGTTTAAAAAATGTTGATAATTATTTTGTAAATCCTGACATGGGCAAACAAATGGTACAACCACAACAACCACCAGCACCTACACCAATTGAAAAAATAGAATTTACTAGAATTGCATCTGAGGAAAAACGAAAAAATGCACAATTAGAATTAGAGCTTAAAGAGTTAAAATCTAAAAATGCTGGAATGTTATTAGAGCAAGAAATTAAAATGAAAGAACTTGAGCTTAAATACAATGCACAAATAGATTCACAACAACTAAAAGCAGATGCTGATTTAAATAAAATATTAGTATCAGAGTCTATTAAAGACTTTAGAGATTCATCCAACAGTTCACAACAGTTACAAAAACAAATTAAAGGCTTAAATGAACAAACTGGAACAGGGCAGACTCCAAAAGGAAGTGACCCAATCGAACAAAGCTAAACAACTTTTAGAAAACGATTTATTAAAAAACGCATTTATTAAACTTAAAGATTTATATACACAAAGTTTGTTTAATACTGGTGCTAAAGAAACTGAGGCTAGAGAAAAATTATGGTTAGCTTACCAGGTAGTAGGTAAAGTTGAACAACATTTAGCCGAAATTGTTGATACTGGCAAACTTGCTAATAAACAATTGGAAGATTTTAGAGAACAAATAAAAAATAAAAAATTCTAGTCGTAATGATTGGGATAGGTCAACCTCATAAGAGGAACTTAACTTAAAAAAGGACAAAAAACATGGCAGACAATCTAAGAAACCCATTAAAGGGTGCGGAAACTGATATGACAAAGGCTACAAGTGCAATAAGTGGTTTATTAAACCCATCCGAAGAGGAAACTATTGGACAAACAGAGCCACCAAAACAAGAAACACAACAACAGAATTCTCCTGAGCCACAAAATGAGGAATCTTCTACCGAAGAACAACCTCAGGAACAGGAAATAAGCGAAGATGCGGAAGTATCTGAGCAACAAGTATCTCAAGACGAACAACAAACTGAGATTCAAGAGACACAAAAAGATTCCACCTACAAGGTAAAAGTTGCTGGTCAAGAATTAGATGTTACCCTTGATGAATTGAGGAATGGTTATAGTAGAGATGCAGACTATCGCAGAAAGACTGAGGATTTAGCTTTTGAAAGAAAGCAATTCCAATCTGATGCGGAAAAGCAAAGGCAAGATTTATCTTCAAAGTTTGATGAAGTTAATCAAGCCCTATCTTTTGCCCAACAACAATTAAACCAGGAGATAAGTTCTGCTGATTTAACAAAGTTGTATGAGGAAGACCCAACAGAGGCCGCAAGAATAGACCATCGTTTAAGACGAAAACAAGAAATGCTTAACGATAGTATTAGAAAAACTGAGGCCGCTAGGAAACAGGAAAAACAAAAGTATGTTATGGAACAGCATCAGCTGTTAAAAACAAAACTACCTGAGTTATCCGATCCTGAAAAAGCCGCTGTTCTAAGCAGAGATATTAATACTAATATGAAAGCTTATGGATTTACTGATACTGAAATTAACAGTGTTAGTGATCATAGAATAGTGTTGTTGGTAAGGGATGCTATTAAGTATCGTAATATGCAAAGTTCTAAACCGAATATTGCAAGAAAAATTACGAAACCTAGCAAACCATTTTCATCTGGGGTTAAAAAAGATAAGGCTGATTTTGATTCAAAATCTAGAAAAGAAAAATTGAGCCGACTAAAAAAATCTGGAAACATGAAAGATGCGACCAGCATATTTTTAGATATGATCAATAAACAATAACCTCAAACAAAGGACACAATACAATGGCACAAATAGGAAATACATTTTCCCAGTATGATGCAGTAGGTGAAAGAGAAGACCTGGCAGATATTATTTACAATATCAGTCCAACAGACACTCCTTTCATGTCATCAATTGGAAAATCAAAAGCTACAAATGTTTATCATGAGTGGCAGACTGACGCATTAGCGGCGGCGGCAAGTAACAACTACCAAGTTGAAGGTGATGAAATTACTTTTAACGCACTTAGCCCAACTTCAAGAATTGGAAATAGAACACAGATTTCAAGAAAAGCTGTTATCGTTTCTGGTACTATGGAAGCGGTTAATTTAGCTGGTAGAAATAATGAACTTGCTTACCAAATCTCAAAAGCTTCAAAAGAGCTAAAAAGAGATATGGAAACTTCATTAACTGCAAACCAAACTTCAGTTGTTGGTGACGATACTACACCAAGAAGACTATCTGGTCTAGCGGCATGGATTCAAGCTAACACAAGTGTTGGTGCGAATGGTGCTAATGGTCAAGTAGGTGGAGCTGATGTTCCAGGTACAGCTAGAACTGATGGAACACAAAGAGCTTTCACTGAAGCGCAACTAAAAGATGTTGTTAAGCAGTGTTGGGACTCTGGTGGAGATCCATCTATGCTTATGCTTGGATCTTTTAACAAACAAAAACTATCAGGCTTTACTGGTGGATCAACTAGATTTGACCCAGCAGATT